GGTTGAGATTGGCGAGACATGAATCTTAAACCTAACCCCAAGCTACTCCACGAACCGGTTTGGCGCTCCGCCGACGGCTTGGAAATCCGAGGTAAGGATCTCGGAGACCTGATCGTCAAGCTTACGGCTTACCGGTCCCGCAACCGTCTTCCAGCGGGAGATCCCGAGCAGGAGGTTTACGACTACCTTTGCTCGCGTCGGCCCGACAAGTGCCGCGGGCCAAAAAAGAAGGGTGATAAGCCGGCCAAGCCCGCCGTCGCCTTGAATCACCGTATCTTAGCCTGGGTAACCGGGGTTGTAGAGCGTCGGAAGGCGCTAGTTTTCGTCGATGAGGCGGAAGCGAGCCGGAGGAGTGCGATTTGCCGGGACTGTAAGGCCCAAACCGAGTGGGAATCTCGATGTAAGGGATGCGCAGTTAACGTAAAGGCAGCGGCGTCTGAGATTTTAGCTGGAAAACCGCTCGGGGACCTCCGCGGGTGCAAGCACCTCGCTGAAGATTGCCGTGTTTCGGTGCATTTGAACGAAAAACTGGTCGAAAACGAGATTTTACCCGATTTTTGCTGGAGAAACAGTAAAAATGGTGGTTCCTAACCCAAAAACCGCTGCAAAAGCCGCCGCGCGCGCGGTAAAAGCCGCTATAACGGGAAAAAGTGTGTTCGCCGATGAGGACACTGCCGCAGTACGGCGGTTAGTCTGCGAATCCTGTCCCTCTTACGACTCCGGCCAATGCCTGGAGTGCTCCTGTTTCATCGGTTTGAAGATCCGTATGAGCACGGAAACTTGCCCGCTCGGGCGTTGGTAAAAAATCTTCGGTTCTTAGCGTTTTTAGCCTCGCAGAACGCGATAGTATAGAAACACCGGGGTTTTCCCTTTTTCATTTTGTAATTTGTGAAGTCCGACCAATCTGTTCTCAGCGGGACAATTAATAGTCCCAATATCAATCCCGACGGCTCGACCCTGAAGCCGCGGACGCCGGCTATTAAGGACGAGAAGCAGGCGATTGAGTTGGTCCGCACGCTCAAGCTGGAAAACCAGACTCGGAACAGTAAGAACGCTCGCATCACTGCCAAATATGCGGCCGAAAGGCCCTGGCGACCCGAACTCCTGGAACAGGAGGGCCTCTCCTACAAGTCCAATTTTTCCACACAGCCCCTCGCCAACCTCATTGACCGTGTAGCACCGCGCTTCACCCAGGCCGTGCAGGCCCTGAAGTACTTCACCAATGCAAAGCTCCCCGAGCACGTAAACGGGGCCGCACAGAAGTCCGAGCTTTTCCAGCGAGAGATTACCAGCACGATCCGTAGTTGGACGGGCTGGAAGGATTTCCTATCAGAGGTCTGCCAGGAGAATGCCCTTTTCGGGTTCACCTGTGCAGGCTGGGTAAATGAATTTTCGTGGCGTCCGACGCATTTTCGGCAGGACGCCTTTTTTGTCCCCAAAGGAACCAAGCAAAACAGTGACTACGCACAGGTTATAGTCCTCACGCAGAAACTCCTCCTCCACGAGTTCTACGACCTCATAAAAGATAAGGACGCGGCGAAGGACGCCGGCTGGGATCTGAAGAACTGCATCGAAGTCCTGAATGACTCCACCCCCGACAAGTCCCGCAGCGGAAGCTCCGATGACGTGCGCGCGTGGGAAGACCTAAACAGGGAAATCGGAGTCGGAGCCTCTTTCGTCCAGGGTACGAAGACCGTTCAACTGGACCATCTTTTCGCAGTCGAAACCGAGACCGGAAAAGTCGAGCATTGGGTTCTAGCAGTCGACAAGAACCTAAAGCTTCTCCACCGGGAGGAGCAGTTCGACAAAACCTGTGAGGTTGCTTCCTTCTTCAGTTTTCAATTCGCCAACGGGACGCTGCACGGCAGCAAGGGCATCGGTCGGCAGGTTTACGCAATAGCGGGAATCGTTGATCGTGGCCGCAATGAAGTCGTCGACAGGCTGGCATTAGCCGGTAAGATTCTGCTCGCCTGCGACGAGAAGAAAATCCCTCGCTTCCGCCTTAACGTCCGCGGTAACGCAGTTTTGATCGGTTCAGACTACACGGTTTCCGAGAGCAAGATTGATGGCAGCGTAGAAGAATTTCTCCAGCTCGACGAATACATGGGTCGGCTGCTCGACGACATATCGGGCAACGTCTCCGCGCGCCGGATGCAGCTACAGGGCGAACGCCCCACAGCCGCGCAGGTAAACCTCGTCGCCTCCCGAGAAGAGGAAAGCAAGGACGCGAGCATCGCTCGGTTTCTTACTCAGTTTTCTTCGTTCGTATCCACTCTCCAGCGCAAGCTGTGCAGCCCGCAGGTGGAAGAAGATGATGCAAAGGAGATGCGCAAACGTCTCCTTAAGGTGATGACGAAGGACGAGCTAAAAATGCTCGCTGAGATGCCCTCCGCCGAAGTCATCAAGGATCTTTCCGAACTTCAGCGCCAGCAGATCGTTCTCATCGCGACCGAGTCAAAGGGCAACCCGCTCTACAACCAGCGCGTCATGGAGGAGGAAAAGTTGACGGCATTGATCGATGCGGATTTCGCCAAGCGCGTTTTACTTCCCGATCCCGATCCGACCATGCTTGCAGAGCAGGCCCGCCTTCAGAAGATGGAGTTTGTTCTTATGGCGTCCTCGCAGCAACCCGCGGAGGTCTCGCCGCGCGATGGACACCGGATTCATCTGGATCTGGTCAAGCAAGCCCTCGAAGCCGCGCTCCCGAATCTCGCTGACACGCCCGAACAGCTTCCTGTTATTTCCGCCTACCTCGGGCACGCCAAGCTCCATGTGCAAAGCGGTCTCCAAACCGAGGTCGCACAGGGCGGAGAGAATTTTTCCGGTGACGCAGCCTGGATCGCAATCGTCGAACAACAGCTCCGTGCCATACAAGCGCACGAGCAGGCTGTTGCAGAAGCGACTGCCCAGGGCGCACCCCCGGAAATTGCTGCACAAGCCGGCCTTCAGGCCGCACAGCAAACTCAGACTGCACCAGTACCCGGCCCACAAGGTCCTCCTTAAGCACAAGCTGCTTAGTACATAATGTTTGTCCGTACGACGGTCAACGAGCCCTCCTGGGACAGCGTTGATTCGAAAAATCTTTTCGACTTTTTAAACGGCGAAACCGGAAAACGGTTAGTCGCCAAACTCCTTTTTGATCGCCCGCATTACGGAGATCGTCTCGACCGCCTGGTCGATAGCGGAACGATTGAAGGCTACCAGGACGCGCTGGAAAATCTGTTTTCCTATTGCGAACTCGTGAAGCCCACACAGACGTTAGAAGATAACTACCCCGATATTGATATCGACCACCTCTGGCCAGAATCTCCTAAGCCCGAATAATATGCCCGAACCAAAAGAAATTACTCCCGCTGTTCCAAACCCTGTCCTCGATGACGCCGAGGCGAGTTCCGCTCTCGACCGGTTAGTCGCGGAGCAGCCCAAGCCTGCGGAGACAGAAGATGAACCCCCGGAGGAGGTTGTTCAGCAGCCGGCAGAAGAGGAAAAGCCCGCTGAAGAGGAAAAGCCCGCTGAAGAGGAAAAGCCTGCGGAGGAGGACGAGGCCCCGGAAAAACCTGCGGAACCGGTGCAAGACAAGCCGGTCGAAAAGCCGGCTCCTGCCGCCGAGCCCGATGACGAATTCAAAAAGTTTCAGCTTTCTCCCCATGCCCGTCCGGCCACGACCGAACAGTTCGCGAATGTAAAGATGCTGGCTCGGCAAAACAAGTCCCAATGGGACGCCGAGAAAGCGGAGTTGCAGAAGGCCTTAGACGCCGCTAAGCAGGGCGACGGCGAGAAGGTTACCAATCTCCAGAGAGAAAACGATGAACTGAAATCCTGGCGCGACAAGCTCGACGTGGAAAACGACCCGTCGTTCAAAGAGTTTGACACGAGGCAGGAACGCAACACCGAGAACATTTACCTGAAGCTAAAGGAAGCGGGGCTTAGCGAGAAGCAAGTCTCCGAGATGAAATCCCTCGGCGGTCCTGCGTCGGCCGATGTGGACTGGGCCGGAATCGCCAAGGTTCTCCCGGCGCATGTTGTACGCTACGTCGAGTCGCGTTTGGTTGAAAACGAGACGCTCGCCGATTCAAAGCGCGAGGCGTTGAACAAGGCGAAGGAGAACGTCTCAGCCTTCGTCCAGGAGCGCGCGAGCAAGGCAGTGACGGCACAGAAGGATTTTTCCGTCAAGTTGGACACGACGGTCAAGTCGCTGCTATCCCGACCGGAGTTGTCGTGGGCAAGTCCGCAGCAAGTTCCAGCGAACGCTACACCTGAGCAGAAGGCCGCAGTCGAAGCGGCGAATCAGTTCGCTACTGAGACGCAGGACCGGATCAAATCTCTATCTGCGGAGGACTCACCAGAGGTACGGGCTGAAATGGTCATCGGCACCGCACTGGCCTACAAGTTCCGTGCGGAGGTTAATGCGTTGTCGGCGCAGTTGAAGGCGGAGCAGGAAAAAGGCACACAGCTTCAAGCCCAGCTTGACAAGATTAAGAAGTCCTCGGGGGCTGGTAAGAATCCGTCTTCCGCACCGCAGAAGCCGACACCGCCGAAGCAGAACATTTTTGAGTCGGCGGAATCAGCACTCGATAACTTGAAGAATCAACTCGGGAATGATTGATGTCTGTTCTCCAGGATTTAGTTCGCGCTAAAGTCTCAGAACTCGGTCCCGAAGAGGCAGCGCTCTTCTTCGATGTCTCCCCCCTGCGCGCGAAGCAATGGCGCGATGGTTCAAAGGTCATAAGCCTTAATGCTGTCGAGCGGTGCTTTGATCCCACACAGTTCGTCGAGACCAAACCGGTTGAAGCGAACTGGGAAGGCCGGCAAGTCGCGGTATGTCTTCCTGTCTACCGGGAGTTCCACCCGCTTGCTATGTTCGCACTTCTCGCCCTGTTCGACCGGAACAAGATGCGGTGTTTCATGCAGTGTGGGGACGCTTTTGTTGCACATTCAAGGAATGCACTAACCGCGCAGTTCTTGGACAGCGAGGCTGAGTGGTCCTTCTGGATGGACTCAGATATTATTCCGCCCATTGGTAACGCGGGCTGGTTCAACAGAACCTCCGGCTTCGCCCTCGGAGATAAATTCGCCGGCATCCACACCATCAATCGGCTTCTCTCGCACAACAAGAGTTTGATCGGCGGGGTGTATTACGGTCGCGCGCCAGGTGGAGGAAAGCCATTGTATAGCGAAGCCTTCCACGACCCCGGCGAGGAGAAGTGGATTCGCTCTGGCCCTCACGACAAGGTGAAGCCAACCAAGTGGGTCGCTGCGGGATGCACGCTTATTCACCGAAAAGTTTTCGAGGACATCGTTACGAAGTTCCCGCACCTAAAGGGTCAGTGGTGGAGTTCGAGCGAACACGACACGGTTTTGAAAACCAGCGAGGCGCTTCAGGCACTCGACGGCGGAAACACCGCAGCCGCTATTGAAGCCCTGAAGGCTGGCAAGGCTGCGTCCGACAGGAACTCAAAATTAGGAATGGGAGAAGATGTCCAGCTCTGTGTCCGTGCTGCCCAAGTCGGTCACCAGCCACACGTCGATTGTGCCATTCTCGCTGCCCACGTTGGCGGCGCTGTGTACGGGACGAGCAAGCCCAAGATGATGTGAAGAAGCTCCTTCTGCTTCTCCAGTTCTACAAAAAAGACCAAACCGCCGCTATGGATTTGGCGCGGTTGATCGCGGATATCGAACCCCGGCACTCCGACCAGGCAGACTTCGCATTCTGCGCACGCTTCGACACACTACACGATAAGGAAACCGTTTCATATGTTGCTCGCAAGTTTAACACCAGTACTTATACGTCCCACCGTAAGGCGACGGGCTGGCCTGCCGGATGCAATAACCTGTTCTTCACTTCCCTGCGTTGGGCCATTGACAACACCCACCTCGAAAAGTCCCCCGAGTATCGGGCTATTCTCATGATGGAAAGCGATGATTGCCCGCTTTCTAAAACATGGATAGCGGATCTTCTCGCCGAGATGGACTCGCAGAAGCGGGATTTCGTCGGATCGTTCCACTACACACCGAAATTTCATTATAACGGAAATATGCTTTTCAACGGGGACTCGGAGTTCCTGAAATGGCTCCGCCCCCAGCTTAACTGCCCGACAAGGGAAGGCTGGGATACTTACCTATTCCCCCTGATGGAAGCACGAGGCGCGGCGGATACGAAGAAGATCCGCTCGGTCTGGAACATGCCGGGCATGGACGAAGCTACTTGGGACCGGTTTGTGTCGGAAGGCTGTTCATTTTTGCACGGAGTAAAGGACGATTCAGCAAGGAAGTTAGCCAGAAAAAAATTGTTGTGAAGAAGCCCCGAGTCCGGGAGAGGAGTCTACGACGCTGCTGGCATATCGAGGCCGGAAAGCGTAAGCAAGGCTGTTTTGGTCTCTGCTGGAAGCACAAGGGGATCATCGAGATAGACCCGAAGAAGAATGCTCACTCCTGGCAGCGCCTCGACACACTTGTTCATGAAACGCTTCATTTCATATGCCCTGAGTGGTCAGAGAACCACGTCCGAACCGCTACTAAGGTGCTCCGGGATGTCCTATGGGAGGATAACTGGCGGCGCATGCAAAAATAGTTTTAGGCGATTTCCTTCGCCGTCACGATAGTAAGTAAAGGGCAAAATCTTGCTCGTCTCGCCCTAGACGAGAACCGGCCTAATCTTCGGTCGCTGGCCTGACTGGAAAGTTACGGAGCAATTCCGTCCCGTGGACGCGGGGAGCGCGTTCAATTCCAGTTTTAGGAGATTTTTCTATGGGTGACTGTATTACACCTAGCCAGCTTTCAGACATTTCTGTCAAAGACACCAACCGTATCCAAGGCACCGTGGCCAAATGTATGGCCGCAAATTCAGCTTGGGTCAATATTTACGATGGCGGAACTTTTCCGGCCGGCGTTTCCGATACCCAGGTGACTATTACGCAGCTTCCCGCTGCCCCCGGCGATAGCCAGGCCATTCCCACCTTTGTCGCAGACTTAGAGATCTGCGGTACTGTCGGGCTTCAGGACAAGACTGACAACGTTGAACAGACCTACACGCTTGAGTCAAAGCGTGGTCATGGTCCTCGTGTGTGTACCAAAAAGGGCTATTCGGCCTACAAATCCTCGTACATCGCGGCCGAAAATTCGCTCAAGAAAACCATCACGCAATACATCAACGCCGATATTCGGGCACAGTCGTATCTGCGGTCGGCTTCTAAGTTCGTGGCCGGTGCGGGCTATTGTTTCGAAGACCTTTTCACGGGCGGCGAGATTACCGACATCGACGAGCAGTTCGCTCAGGTGCCCGGTGAGGATATCGTCCCGCTGACCTTCAAGGCAGTGGAGTACCTTGCCACACACCTTAAGGAAGTCCTCTGGGCGGAGCAGTATCCCGCCGAAGGCAAGGGCCAGGAGCACTTTAAGTTCATGGGCTCCCGCGAAATGCTTAATCGCTTCCGCGAGGAACTTTCGAACGGTGCGGCTTCGCCCATCATCTCCCTGGTTAATGGTTCCTACAACTTCGGTGAGAGGGCCCTTACCGGCTACGCTTTCGAGCATAGTCCCGCCTACCGCGGAGTCGCGTTTGGTTACGACCAGACCCCGCTTCGCAGCACGGACGGTTTCGACGTGGACGGCGACCTCCAACTGCTCAATCCCCGGACGAACGTTTCGGATGTCGCTTCCAACGAGGCGTATTCGAAGCACAACCCGAACTGGGTAGACGCTGATCTGGAAGTCTCCTTCTTGATCGCCCCCGGCGCTTTCCAACGCCTCGTTCCCGAGAGTTACGTTGGAGAAGGCAGCTTCAAGTTCGCCCCCCAGCTTCACATGGGCGAGCTTATCTGGAGCAATCTGAAGGATAACGACTGCAATGTCTTCCAGGACTTCGGGCAGCATTTCTATCAGATCAGCCGGTCCTACAAGCCGATCAATCCGCAGTTCATCATCCCGATTCTTTCACGGCGATGCAAAGCAGACCTCGGTCTCGAAGCCTGCGAAACCACAAGCTGCAACAGCCTGTAATCAGTAATTAGTGAGGTGGTCCGGGAAACCGGGCCACCTCTTTTATTAGGATTTTATGAGTCAAATTCGACAAGGCGATCATATTAGCGCGGTTGCCCCCCTAGTTTGGGACTCGGCCGAGAACATCATGCAGTTCGACGATTTCGAACTCAGCGTGATCGGTGAACTCCCCGGCGTGGCTTCCGCCCTTACGTGGGACGCCGAGGCACGCGAGCTTGAGTTCGATCACAGCCGATTTTGGCAGGTCTACGCCTATGCGTCCTATCCCGAGGTCGGGGCTTTCATCAAGACACCGGACGGAAGCGCCGTTTCCGTTCTTAGCCCTTCGTTTAATGTTTACCGTACCATCGATCCGGCAGACGCACAGGACGTTGGTTTTTCCATATGGATCGACAGCGATAAGATTCCCCGTTTCGGCAGTATTGGCGCAGATACCGAGCGCGAACTTCGATTTTACTGGAACAGCGCAGATCAGTGGAAAATTGATCAAACCGGTTTTTTTCCCCTCGGCGACGAGGACAAGGCTATTGGGTCTGTTGAAAAACAGATCAACACCGTCTGTGGTGCGCGATGGTACTCTGACCGTTGGGCGAATGTCGAATTCGACGACCAGTTCGGGAGTGCGATCCAGGTCAACCGCGACTGGAACAACTCTACAGTAAATTTTCCTGAAGCACTGCTGCATTTCGATCTCAACGATCATGGGCAGGCACTTAACAACAATACCGAGCGCCCCGTAATCAAGATTTCGGTTACTGGCAACGATGCCGTCCTTGATCTTGAGGATAGCCCGCTCGTCGACCGTTTTATAGTCGACACACTCGGCAATGTCCGATGCCAGGCCGTCTACGCTACTAACGTCTATGTCAGTACGGACCCTTACGGGAGTACTACGGACACGCTGGAAATCGTCGGCAAGACGCTTACTCCCGTGACCGCCATGGCCGGAACCTCCAACTCCACCACTGCCTTCAACACCGGCAACGTAACGACCCAGCAACTCGCGCAGCGCGTGAAGTTCCTGGAGAGCGTTTTGGTCAGCGCCGGTCTGCTAGTCACATAGTCAATGGAAGAAAAAACCATCTCCGTCAAACTCAACGATACAGAACAAAAATACCTGGCCGCGATTATCGACGCGGCCGTCAAAGCAGGAGGCTTGAAGTTCGTTAAAGCTTCCGCGGTTATTCTCGCAAGGATTGAGGAAGCCGTTATACCCAAAGATGAGCCGCAGTGAAGACAAGTTTTGGTCAACCTTGACTATATGGCGCTCGGGAATAGCTATTGGCATAGGAGCCATAGTTTTCCTACAGCAGAACAGTATAGGGAGGCGAGAGTTTGACGAGTACAAGTCCGCGAATCAAAAACTGGGAGACGAGGTCTTGAGACGTGTCGAGCAGAGGTTCGATTCGGTAGAACAGGCCCAGACCCGAATGGAAAGCAAGATCGACAGGCTTTCGTCGAAGTCCGCCGCACAGAAAGGGTCTCTCGTGTTGAACACAAATCTATACAATCGAAGCTTTTCCACCACGCCATGAAGTATCTTTTCAGTCTAGTAACGTTCGGAGCCTTTCTCCTGGTTGGTTGTGCCAACCTCGAAACCGTTGCCTACAAAACCATCGGCACCACGGCGGTAACCGTCGACGGGGCCATGAAGGGCTGGGGCGATTGGGTCCGCGCCGGAAAAGCTACGCCGCGGGACGAAGTGGTCGTTAAGTCCGCCTACAGTAAATACCAGGCGAGTATTTCTACTTTGAAGCAGGCTGTCATCGCCGCTAAGTCCGCACCGGAGGGACAGGCGTCTCTCGAAACCGCGTTGCAAGCCACAGAGGCCGCAGCAGGCGAACTCGTTCTCCTCATTTCAACCTTTACACGAGGACCATAATGGACCCAACCACCGTCGCAATAATCGCCTCCGCACTCGTGAAATACGGCCCCGCCGTCGCGCGAGGCATCGCGGAGATTTTCAACAAGGACGCCCCGACGCTTGAGGACTGGAACAAGGTCTTCGCTTTGGCGGAGCGCAGCTACGAGTCCTATACGGCACCCACCCAATCTGTTTAATGGCTAGGCAGAAGACCGCAGAAGAACGTCGGCCTGAGCGAAGAAGGTATTACCTGGAGCATCAGGTAGACATTCGTGCGAAGGCGGCGGCGTGGTATAGGGCCAACAAAGACCGCGCGTTAAATCGGGTTCGAGCCGAATGAGTTGTTCAAGTTGCAATCCATGCGAGGAAGGCGCAGAGATAAGTGCCGAGAATGAACCCCTGTCCTCGGTTCTCGATAATTTTGTCACACTGCTCCTGGGAAACCTGGAGAAGACTGTCGTCGATGGGTCGGTTGTTTGGGTTCTTCCTTGTGATTTAGATACCGGACTTCCCGACAACCCCAAACTGGAAGACGAGCCGGTTCTTTGTTATTTTCAGCGCCTCCTCGTCGAGGGAATCCAAGGCCTTCAAGGCGAGGAAGGCGAAGATGGTGAGGCCGGCGCAGACGGTCAAGCCGGATTTACTTTCACTTCCGCTTCTTTCGACCAACCCACCGAGGAATCCCCAAATATCACTATCCAGGTCGAGGTTGGATCTCTCGTCCCTATCGGTAGCACAATTTTCGTAGAGGAGAGTGGTTATTACGAAGTCGTTTCCCGCTCGACCAATACCTGTCAGTGCGCGCTCCTCGAGGCGGTTCTTAGTCCCGTCGATCCAGTAACACCCGGTTCGCTAGTCTTGGTATCCGGCCCCGAAGGCCCGACCGGTCCTGTCGGTCCCGAAGGCCCTGAAGGACCACAGGGCGACGTAGGCGACGATGGCCCCGCTGGCGATGACGGAGCAGACGGTATCGCCGGATACACAACCACAACCGCGGGCGCTGTTCAGCCAGCTGTGGGCTCCACCGTGGTCCTCTCCGTCGCGGATTCCTCAATTTTCATCATTGGAGGCCAGGCGTTCATCGAGGACGGCGGTTACTACGAGATCACTAACACCTCGGGTGGTTCGATTACCGTTAGAAATCTTTCCAGTAACGCCCCCAATGTCACGGAGACAACCGCCATCGCCTCCGGCTCCAAGGTTTTCGTCTCGGGCTTCGGCCCGTTGGTCCCTGCGACCCCTTTCGTGGGCTCCGGGGCTGATTTCGAGATTACCGATGCCTACACGGCCGTCGACTTCGGAACCAACGAGATCGATCTCATCCTCCCGATGCCCGGTACCTACGTTGTAACTGCGACAGTCCAGTGCTATTCCTCGAATCCGTTTTCCCCGGATGTCTGGTTCAAGCTTCATAACGAAACCGACGCCGTGGACTACGCGGAGACAGAGAAGAGGATTTTCTTTACAGCAAACGACCAGTACATGCCGGTAACTTTGACCACACTCGTAACGGTGGCCACAGCCGCGACCATCAAGGTCTATGCGAAAAAGATTACGGCTAAAGGTGCTTTCGTAGATTCAGCCACCAGCAACAGTTACTACCTGCGGGTTAACCGCGTTTAATATGCCTAATAACGATACACTACCGTCCGTCAACGACAGCACCGAAAAAACGCTGACAAAAATACTCCGACGACTCAATTCCAACGTGGGAATCAACGGCGGATCGGAGTTTTCAGACACCAGCGCTCACACGGGGGATTGGACTCAACTTTATGCCAAGGAGGATTCTGTCTTTTCGGCTATCACGAGCAATGTTGAAGATCTCGCTCAAGACACCGCCCTGGCGGCTGGTGACCGTTTGTACGGTGCAATCACTGGCTTCACATTGGCGAGCGGGACGGTCATAGCATACAACTAAGCCCAAACACAATACCAGCGTGACTGGAACAGAGCCCATTCCGTATTACCCACCGGACAGTCTATACCCGTTCGGCGCGGGCTCGTTGCAGAACCTTAACATAGGACTCTGGTCTTATCTCGCGTTAGAAGAGGATGAGGATGCGGGAAACGAACGGTTTGACGCCACTGTGGCAGACCACCATTTCGTTTTCGCCAGCGCGCCTTATTCTGCCCAAGCGGAGGGACACGTTCACGAGTTTTCTAGCGAGTTCGTCGGCACGGAAGGCTTGTTGCAGTCGCAGCACGAACTGACCTTCGATTCTATCGTTGATCCGTGGGCGTTTGTGGGTTGGTTGTATTTAGGTACTCCGGCCGATGATGCGGATCTGTTTACTTGGAAAGTACCCAATGGTCATTCAAACAAAGCGAAAATAAGCTACACATGGGACGGATCTACGCTTACGTTTCGACAACAGGTAGGGTACTTCGCGGACGAGGAAACGGAATACGCTAACGAAGTTTCCATAACGGGACTCACTGCTCCGCTAAATCAATGGTATTTTGTAGCGGCTGCGTATCGAGGCCCGTCTATCCTAGGCCACCCAGTCAATAATGTAATGATGACGTTGCGTGTTAATTCTACCTCGGTAAACATCCCCGCCCCATGTCTGGATGCGGAAGTCCCGCCCATACACGTCGATCAAACACGTCGGTTTGAGATTGGACCTTTAGCAGGACGGCTCGGACCCGCCCGTATCTATTTAAACCGCACGCTAAGTAATGCAGATTTGGACGTTCTTTATAACTCTGGCGCTGGTCTATTGCCTTAATGCCATGCCTAGTAATCCACGCAGCATAGTAGTAAACGGGGCCGCAGTCTCCTGGACCGCACCCTCGGATGTCGGCTCCGGCCTTCACTCTTACCGGGTTTACCGCGGCAATGTCCTTTACCAGGAGATTCCGGGAACCGGCACAAGCCTCACTACTGGGTCTAACGTCGATATGCCGGTCGAGGTCCAGGCCGTCGACAAGAGTGGAGCCGTTTCAGGTCTCGCGCGAAGGAATCCCGCCTGGACGAAGACTTTTGCAGGGGCCATAAATCAAATAACGGCTGGAACGGTGGACGCCGACGACAATGTAATCGTTGGGGGCTTCTTTTCTGGAGAGATAAATTTCGGAACGGGGGTTCTAAGTTCCAGCCCCCGCCAGTACGCTCTTTTCCTGGCCAAGTTTTCCTCCGACGGAGTTTGTCAATGGGCGAAGCGGTTTGTCTTCCCAGCCTCCGCCACCCTAAACGGTGTTGCTGCCGACTCCGAGGGGAGCGTTATCATAGGCGGACATTTTCAAAACAATTTGGATTTCGGGGGAGGAGATCTTCAGAGCCTAGGTAGCTATGATATATTCGTGGCCAAGTTTGATGCCGACGGCGATCACGTCTGGTCCAACCGATACGGTGGGCAAAGTTCTTACGGCGACCTCCTGTATTCTGTGGCCGTCGATTCTTCGGACAACATCTTTATCGGGGGGTATTTCTCGGAGGATGCTAATTTCGGGGGAGAATGGTTAGGGCAAGCTTGGACCGGTCAGCATCCCTTCGTTGCTAAATACAACTCCAGCGGAGAACACGTTTGGTCAAAGACATTTCCGGCTCCAGGGGGGGTCAGTGTTTCCGGTATAGCCACCGACTCAAACGACCGGGTCATAATAACAGGGTATTTTGGCGCGACTATAAATTTTGGTGGAGATACACTTGTTACTATTGGAAGCGGAGATGTATTTCTTGCTGTCTTTAGTAATGATGGAACACATGTTTGGTCAGATTCTTATGGCGGGTATTACACTGACAAGGGTTATGCGGTCGCAGTAGATGGAAGCGACAACATACTTCTGACCGCGGTTTACAGTGACCTATTTGGGCCGGTTTTATTTGGAGGGAGTCAAATAAATCCCGCCAGGGCGGCGGGAAGCGCGCAGGTGGCAGTGGCGAAGTATACTTCAGCCGGAAGCCATGTTTGGTCTTTTGGCTTTGGTTCTGCGTCGCATGATAATCCCACTGCCATCAAGGCGGACTCAAACGACAACGTTATTGTGGCGGGAATTGTGGGCGCTTCTGTGGACTTCGGGGGCGGAGTTCTTCCCGGACTGGGATCTTACGAAGGGTTCATAGCAAAATACAACTCGGATGGAGAGAATATATCAGGAGAGTTGATCAGCGGCGGGGGGCAGGACTCAGTCGCATGTCTCGCCGTTGACTCGGAGGGTTATATAATCGCGGCGGGGAGTTTCCAGAGCGTAGAAGTAAGTATAGGCGGGCAGCCCTACGCCAACAGCGGCACAAGTTTCAATTCATTTATCTACAAGAAGGCCCCCTAAACTATGGCCGAAGTTCGATACATAAACGGCGATTCCAACCACGCCATACTGAAGAAAATCCTTCGGAAGTTGGCAGAGGAGTTTGATGTGAGCGCAGAAAATCTATACCGGCAAAACGACGGCATTAACCACATGCTGAAGAAGCTTCTTCGCATTTTTAATGAGGACGCGACCTTCGGAAGCGTCGGCGACGTAAGCGGAATCTCGGGTGTGTATTCCAACGCCGGCGACCCGAACGGGGTTGTTACTGCGACTGCGATTCCTGCGATCTGCCTGGATACCACCAATAACGTTATCTGGTGGAAAACTGTCGGTGAAGGAACGAATACGAATTGGGTATAATGAACAAAAAAACAGTAATAGCATTTTTGACCGGAGCCGCCGCGCTTTTGTTAATCGCAGCGAGTCCGTCTTTCTATTCGTTTAATACGAACCAATTCGGCACCAGTAGTTCGTCTTCGTGGATCAAGAACGGGGCATTGACTACAAATCAGAGCATCCGAGGGCTAACGATCCCGGCCGGTGGCGGAACGAACCTCGGGGCGTGGAATAACGCTGGTCGAGGGTCTTTCGGAAGCTCGGAGAGCACTAATGCTTCCCTGTTTCGGGGGACGGTGGACTTTGTGGGAGTGCAGACGAATCGCGCCGGCGTTTACACTCCGGGCATCTTTTCCTGGGAAAGCATACTGCAAAGCTCGGTGTACTTCAACGATGTTCCCGTTGCTAACACGATTGTGTTGAACTCGGGTGGCGCAGACACGTACTTTTTCAATCAGAGTTATTTTCGTTCTTCCGGGGACAGTAATATTTTCGATGGCCCCGCTTTCTTCGATGGAGCGGGGAGGTTTAATAGCTCTGTTGTCCTGGGGTCTTCTGCGACGGCTACAACCCCCGCAGAGGATGACAACGATACCAGTGTCGCAACAACGGCATACGTCCAGACGGAGATCGCCTTGCTTGGTGGTGGTGGTGGAACCGGAATAGCCACAAATAGCGGTAGCGGAACGAACAACCTCTTCACGCGGGCTACGCTTAATATCGCCACGAATCTTGGGGCTGAATACTTGCAGTCCACTTTGAACGTCCAGGGAACTACTTTCGCAAACATTCTTTACGCCACTGGGGCGGTGACGCACCTCGGGATCGTTACCAATGTAGGGGCGGCTTATTTTCAAAGCACGCTGCGGGCCGATGGTGCGGTGACGGCGAACGGTATTTCGATTGACAATGTGCGCAGCACGAATGGATCGAGGTTCGATTCGACCATAACTGCTGGTGGACTTACCTCGGTGGATTCGCAGCGTACCACGAATGCAGCACGCTTCGACGGCGCGATTACTGCGGGAAGTTCTGTATCAGTTGGTAGCTTGGTTTCTACGGGCACGGTGGCCACAACTGGAGCCACGACCATAGGGGGGCTCACATCGGTTGATTCGCTCCGGGTCACCAATGCCGCCAGACATGATGGGACCTCGACATTCGGCGGCGCGGTGTCGGTAGCCAGTCTTACATCCACAGGCGCAGTAGCAATCAGTAGCACAGCATCCATTAACGGGCTTACTTCTGTGGATTCTCTGCGGGTTACGAATGGAGCGCGTTTTGATGGGGCTATCACTGCCGGCTCATCGATCTCTGCCGGGAGCCTTACTTCTACTGGAGCCGTTGCGATCAGCGGAGCCACAACCATCGGAGGCGCGGTCTCTGTGGCCAGTTTAACATCTACGGGTGCGGTGGCGATCAGTGGCGCTGTGACGGTTGGAAGTTCCATTGCGGCGTCGAGCGCCAGCATCACCAACACGCTATCGGCGGCGGGTGGGGTGAACACTTCGACGCTAGTTGTCTCTAACACCGTGCAGAACTACGCGAGTGCGGCCACAATTATTCTGGATTGCACCTACAGCAAGACCCATGTGGTAACACAGGCTCTTGCCTCGCATGTGTCGGTCATAGTGAGCAACTACGCCAGCCAGGGTCGGGACTTCAGCTTCTTCTGTCGCGGGGCCAACGCAGCCACCAATAACAACATCACTTGGAGCTTGTCAGGTGTGGGCACGCTGCAATGGGCTAACGCAGTCACGAACACCAGTTGCTTGAGCAATGGATGGGTCTTCGTGAGCGGCACGGTGCCAATGTCGAACGCGGGAATGCTGACCAACGTGGTGTTGAATTTCGTCGATGAATAGGACTGCCCTCATTGTATTGCTGACGGCGCTGACCTGCTCGGGCCAGATTGGCCCCTTGCGCAAGATGACCATGCGTGACCCGGCGTTCATGCGGACCAATGCAGCGGCGGGTGGGGGTGCGGGTGGCATCGACTGGTTGACCTTCACAAATGGGATTTTCCAGTTCTATCACGGGGGCACGCATTCTTCATCGAACAATGGCGCGGAATTGAACGTGTGGATCGACCGAACGCCTAATGGTTACAACCTGACCAACAACGGAGCGCCGTATGTAACGAACAGCGTTATCAACGGGCACACGGCGATTTCATTTGACGGCGCGAATGATATTTTCAGGACGAGCACGACCATCAAGAGAGACCAACCGAAAACAATCTTTATAGTGCTGAAACAGCGGTCCACTTCAGGGACTCAAACCATAACTGATTTTGACAGCGGCGGGAGCGGAAACCTGCAACGTATTTATGTGGTGGCCGACGGCGGTGAGACAGACGCCCATGCAGGCGGCGGAGTGCCCTTTGCATTCGGGGTAACTACCGACTGGCATATCATAACGATGGTATTTAACGGTGCGTCTTCCGTCCTGAGAAGGAACGACGGGACGGAAAACACGACCGACCCCGGCTCGGGCTCGAACGGGAATGGCATATTTTCACTAGGCTGCTATGGTGGCTTAGACTCTAACCCGCCGGTCCAATTCGTAAATGGATGGATCGCCTGTTTCATCTCCTTTGACACGGCTTTAAATTCGACGGACAGGGACACCGTGAGGAACCTGATTAATTCTCGTTTCGCGATTTACTGATGCGCTTCCTGCTGTCATTGCTGTCATTGCTGTCATTGCTGTTAATGGTATCTGTGGTGGCAAACGCCGCTACACACATCAACTCCGGCTCGTTTGTGTCGTTTCCTGCTGATGCCGCGTATTCCGGGACTGTGAATCTTCGCCCCGGAGAAGGAACGACCAATAGCCTGAACCCACCCATCTTTTCATGGAGCTACGGCACTAACCTGCTTACCTCCATTGCTGACCTCACCTTTTGGGAGTTCCAAGTGGAGGTTTCCACCAACAGTGGATTCAGCCACCATCTGGTGAGCAAGCGGACACTCTCCAACATGGAGAATCGTTTCGCCCCTATCACCAACGCGAACGGGACACCGTTTGCCGGCCCTATCTATTGGAAGGTGCATTACGTGGGGACAAATGGACTGACCAATTTCACCAGTGTCACCAACACGTTTTATCTCTCGGCAACGGCTACGAATTGGGATCGGTCAATGATGACCAATGAAACCTATCTCACCAAAACGCACCCCTACATTTTGCTGACGGCAGCGACCCGGACGAACGCTTTCACTTTCACGCAGACGAACCGGCCAAGCGATTACGCCACTTTCATTGTTCGGCGGGACAATGCCACCAACGCGACATGGTGGACCAATGCGGCGGCCTGGGACACCAACTATACCGGGGCATGGCCGACTACACCCGCCTTTGCGCTCGACCCAGACATTAGCATTAGGATGGCGAGTTTTGGGCCGGTGCTGACGTATTTCGCGATGACGAATGACGCTGGCTACCTCCCGAATTTGCTCTCGAATTACAATCGCTTCGTGCAGTGGTTCATCGGAGTGCATTTGGAGTTTCAGGATTTCGGCTACGGAGACATGCCATGGTCAGTGAACAATCTGGCGCTGGGTTTCGACTGGCTGTATCCGCACCTGTCCACGCCCAACAAGACGAACGCGATTTTTGCGGCTCAACGGGTGGCGCGGTTTTATAACCGTAACGCGATGTGGACGCAGCCAACCAATAACGGCCAGTGGATTTTTGATTATTCTGGCGGGTATACCTCGCCGCGATTGGCCACGGCTCCAAACACACCCAAGCTCGGCACGTCACACCAGAATATCGACTCGGCAGCAATAGGAACGCTGGCGCTCGCTTTCTATCAAGAGGGCGGCGACGTAAGGGAGTTATTCGATCAATGGTTGAACTGGACGATTGCGCGGGGACATTTCACGGGTGGCTTTGAAGCGATCAACCAGGGGCGCGGCTACTCATCGCTAACATTCCCGCAGTTTTCGCACCTGTGGACAATCGCCAATTACGGCAACGTGTTTCCGGAGCTTCAGTTTCACCGGATTCCGTGGCTAAACGGATTTGGTGATTGGTTTTCCAGAATGCTGCCTCCGGGTTTCTGGCAAATGCACGACCCCTGGGGGGATGGAGCAGTGGGGGCTGATACATGGGCAAACCCGAAACTGGGCCGGGACTTGGCGCTGTTCACGCAGGACGGAGACACATGGCTGCACTACACCAATCAAGTTGCCCTGAGTCCGGCCTATAGCGGCGAGATTTATTGGTATGAAATGGCGCAGTCGTATTACATCTGGCCCCCGCCCGCGCCGACAACGAACACAAGCGCGAAGCTGTTCAATGAGGATGGGTGGGTGATTGCATCCAGCAAACCGGCCAATGCGATTGATGCCTTCACGAACGGGGTGGGCTTTGTGTTCTGCGCGAGGCCGCGAGGGACTGAGGGCGGGCACTCGCTGAATTGCGATGGGGCGTTTGAGCCTTGGGCTTACGGCACGAAGCTGAATGAAGGCGGCGGGTGGAACCTTGTCACCTACGCCTATTACCCGGATTCGCAGGACTCGCTTTTGGTGGATGGCTACGGGGAGCAGGTGAACGAGACTTATACGCTCTACGGGACGCAACCAGCCCTGCCCTATTACGCCCGCATCACGGCTTACACCAATCATTCTGACTTCACTTATTGCGCCGGGGATTTGAGCGGGTGTTTCACGAACACTTACGCTGTCAACACGAAGGGCAACACTCGCACCGTAACGCGGGAGGTGCTGTTTCCGCACCGGAAATACTTCGCGCTTTACGACACGTTCCGCACGCAGACGAACGCGACCTTTCAGTGGGTGTGGCATGTGCTGCTGGATACGGTGGCCAGCGCGAGCGCGACGGGCTTTCGATACACAGCGACCAACCGGCTCGGCATCCACATCACGAATCATGTTTTTCATTCGGTGAGCGGGCTGAGTTTCACGAACATGACGGGAACCAATGTGCTGCGGAACCCGGTGACTGGCGTATGGCGCTCAGACTCCAGCGACCCGAACCGCAACCAGGATGTGATGTGGTATTCCAACGGAACGCCAACAACGAATTTCTCTTTCCTGTCTGTGATTGTGCCACAGCAACCGGGGGTGTCGGCTCCATCGTTCACGAGGATTAGCGATGACACTGTGCAAGTCGTTTACGACGGGGTGACGGACGTGATTTCGTTTGGGAGGACGAACAGCAGCCCGGCGAGCACTTACGTTGTGAACCTGGCCGCATCGGGCGGCGGTGAAGAAGGGGGCGGCGGGGGAGTGGCCGGAACCGTCAACACCATCAACCTGAACGTGGGGCAGATACAGCGATTGCCTTAGCTATGACCGAAGATACAACTCTAATTCCGAAACCTGACCCTAAACCGGACTCCTCCATCGGAGGCGTCTCCGTCCGCGCCTGGCTGGCCCTTATCGCAGTGGGTGGTGTAGTGGCCACACACATGCTGGTCACCGTCGCGGTCTGCGTCTACGCAGTCCTCACCCGAGACCTCGCTCTTTTGGGAACGCTCACCACGATTGGGGAGCCGTTCTATTCCCTGGCCATCGCGGCCACCGCGTATTATTTCGCGAAACAAAAGTAGTCCGTAGTTAACTATGAGTGCAGCCACAAATGCGTTTGAAGAAAACGTCCTAAAACTTATCCTGCAAAATGTAGACCTCGCCAATGTCGGCGACGCCACGGGACTCCGCGGCAGCTCGACAGCCGGCAGTCTTTACATTTCGCTCCACACCGCCGATCCCGGCGAGACCGGGAACCAGACCACCAGCGAGACGGGATATACGTCTTACGCGCGCGTGGCCGTGGCCCGTTCAGCGGGCGCTTGGGCAGTATCCAGCGGGGCCTCCCCCACCGGAAGCAACGTTGCCGCCACTACTTTTCCGGCCTGCACGGGGTCGACCAGCACCATTACTCATTTCGGCATTGGAACAGCGGCGACTACGGCGGGGAATCTCCTATTGAAAGGCGCATTGTCGGCAAGTTTGGCAGTAAGCTCGGGCATCACCCCCAGCTTCGCTATCGGGGCTTTGACCGTTACTTGCGACTAGTAAATGCCCGACCCATCGGTTTCACCGCCGATCAACAATGATTGGCCGAATCCGTACGCGCCGTTACTTCAAATAGTAATACCCGCTCCGGTTTCGAGCGCATTAGCCCTCGAACTCGACGGCGGGGACATCCTCCCGGATACCTCCACCTACTTTTCGGGTGGGGACCTTGTTCTTGAATACAATGTCCCCGGCTTCCCTGGACGCAATCACACTGTTTATGTTCAGTGGGACGACGGTGTCGGCCCCCTCGATTACAGCGCAGAGTTCCGCCAGGGACCGGAGTGGATAGACCACACCTTCGCCGGCCCGCCTTATTGGATCGAGGCGGAGGACTTCAACACCGAGGCCGGGCAGTATTTCCCCTCGAACCCCTCCTTCGGCCATTCCATAAACGCCCAGGGGCTCTACGTCGGAAAAACATCGACCGAGACAGTCGACTTCAATAGCAGCGGTGCGGCTGCGGATCTATACCGCGTTGGGACGGGAGTTTCCTTCGCTGCACATGATGACGAGAACGTAAACGGAGTGGGCTCGGAGCGGGGGTTTTCCGTTGCCACTGACTACAAAATATCCGGTTTAGATCCCGCCACCGACTGGTTTAACTACACTCGGACTTTTCCGGCCGGGCGTTACCACTGCTGGGCACGCATGGCGGGCAGTACCGGTAACATGGGCGGGGAACTCGGGGAAGTCGTTAGCGACCGTTCCGTTGCCGGCCAAACCGTTAATACCCTCGGTTATTTTTTTGCCGCTGCCAATGGGAATACCGATGAGTTCCAGTTTGTTCCCCTAGTTGACGGCGACTATGAACTAATAATCCTGGAGTTGGACGGGGAAACCACACTACGTTTCACTGCGGGGTTGGACGGCGGAGAGCTTCAGTACTTGATGTTCACCGAGGTTCCCGAGATCCCGAACATCGAGGGTGGTGGGGAAATTGTTTTTTCGGTTAGTGGGGCGCTCGGGGGGACGCGCGCAGCCGTGGGTAGTATGGCCCTCGTTTTCGGCGACACCGGGACGCTGCGCGGGGATGCGGCACTGCCGGGTACACTCCCGCTGGTTTTCAGTGCGGGTACGGGAACGCTCATGGGGTTCGCCCCCATCGTCGGGACCGTTCAGTTGGTGTTCTCCGAAACCGGCACTGTGGGGGGTGCGGGAAACCTTGCGTTGGTCGGAGACCGGACAATCCTTTTCGGCACGCCCGCTCCATTTCTGGAAGGTGGCGGACTGTTAGGAGGGGCCGTCGCGTTGGTTTTTGGTAACGCTGCTACACTTTCGGGAGACGGAGCCACTATAGGCGAAGCCGCCCTAGTTTTTGGCTCCTCCGGCGACCTATCCGGCCCTACAAGTCTGGGGGGAACTGCTGCCTTGGTATTCGGAGTTGCGGGAGTTGATGCGGGATTAGCCGCCGAGGGTGATCTGGAAGCTGTGGTCGCGCTTGTTTTTGGTGTCGAGGGCGTGCCCTCCGGTGCCGGAAACCTACCCCCCGGTACCGCAGGCATCGTTTTTGGCACAGCGGGGGCGCTGCCAGCCAGCGGAGCCTTAACGGCGTCTGTAGTGCCCGCGGGCATCGTTTTTGGCACCGCAGGCACCTTGCCGGGTTCGGGTGACCTGGAAGCGGAAATAGCCCTTGTTTTTGGCACCTTCACGTCGGCTATAAACGTCTCCGTAGAGGGTATTTCGGGCACCGTCCAGATCGTATTCGGGGCCGGAGGGGGGTTAAAAAATGCTAACCGATTTTTGCCTCCAACGGGCCTCCCCAACGCGATAGTTATAAGAGGACATTGCTCCTCTTCCGCTACCCAGTCCAAGGCTCGGGGATGCGGTGGTTTCAAGCAGGTTGTTAAAGTCAAAGATTTGTAATGCCCTACCAGGTTGTAGACATAAAGACTGAGGTCCGCAAGATCCTCGGAGCATGTGATGAAGATCACATGTTCGAGCGGATTAGCCAGGCTGTCGAAGTCCTTTCCCACAGCGGCGATTTCGACCCGCTTCTCGGCTACCTCGACATCTGCGTCGATTCGCAGTGTGTGACGCTCCCGCGTGAAGTAGAAACGGTCTTGGCGGTAAATATCGCCGGCCGGCCGGCGATTGGAAGAGACCAGTTTTTCAGTTTTCATTTGAACGGCCCCGGAGATACCGGGGGGCGTATCGCATGGGAATGGAGCGACCAGCCTTGGTCCCCGCTCTACCGAGATCTCGTCGCCCCCACCAAACTGGTGGCTTTTCTCGCCAGCGAAGAGGACGAGAACAAGGAGCTCTGGGTCTATGGGTATGACGAAAACCAGAAATGGGTCCGCTCCCAAAACGCTGCCGGCCTGTGGGTCAACGGCTATCAAGTCCCGACCATCTTCGGGGTAGCCGTACCTGACGACGGCGCACCCACTTTCACTCGGGTAACGCGCGTAAGAAAAGTCGAGTTCGTAGACGACGTACGGCTCGCCTCCTACGACAACGACGACGCTTCCGGCACACTCCTGGGCATTTATGAATGGGACGAGACCGATCCCATGTATCGACGCATCAAGCTTGGACACGAAGCCGAGTGGGTCCGCATCGGGTATAAGAAACGGGTCTATAGCATAAAGTCCGAGACTGATTTGATCCCGCTCCCGAGCCGGGTTCCGCTTTTCATGATGCTGCGCGCTCTCGTCCAGTACGACGACAAGGACATCGTGGGCGGGGCGGAATACGAGGCGCACGCGCGTCGGCTGTTGACAGAGGCTATCTGGTCGCAGCAATCACCGGTTACATCACCTTTGCAGGTGAACGATTCCATTAGCCTGGTCGACAGATTCGACGACGTGGACTAATAAAGGAAACTAGCAAAGGAAAGGTGGACAACAAGTTTTCAGACGGGGATACCGGTTTTCCGGTAGGGATGCTCTCGGGCGATGACCCAGAAATCCTGCCGCCTGGTTCCTATTGTCGCAGCATGAATACAGTGAATAGAGGTGGGCATGTTCAGTGCCGGCCCGGCTTTGACAGCCTGTACAACCTCCCCGAAGGGAAGTTGCAGGGCTTCAGGCTTTTCACACCCACGGGGGGTGCGCCGCAACAGCTCGCAGTTGTCGATGGAGCATTGTACGTCTCGACCAGCCCTTTCAAAACATACAAGCAGATTGAAGGAATAGAATTTTCCCCCTATGCGCCCTACGTGTATTGGGAGCAAGCGGTGCAGTCCGTAGAACTGAATGAAGATGGCTCCCTCACCTTGATCGTACCGAAAACGGTACTCGTTATCCAGGATGGCAAGTCACCTCCTGCTTTCTGGGATGGCGCTGAGGGCGAACACACGAGGGACATCCCGCTCGGCACACACATGAAGTGGAGTGGTGACCGATTGTGGGTCGCACGAGAAAATCGGGTTTTCAAGTCCGATATCGGAAATCCGTTCGGGTACGAGGAAGGTTTATACATCGGAAACATCGGCTCCTTCGTCCTCCCTGGGGACGTAACCGGCATGGGAGAGCTCCCCAGCACGGATCAGCCCGTCCTGCTTGTGTTCAGCAGCAACACGACCACGAGATTTTTATCCGGGGTTCGCAACGCCTCTTTGTGGAGCAGCATTTCAAATTTCCAGCAGGTAATCCTGCCCACCATCGGGTGCGTGGCTCATCGCTCCATCGTGGCCGGGAACGGTGTGCTTTGGTGGTTTTCGCAGTACGGTTTCATAAACCTAAACGCCGCGCTAAGTATCAACGTGGACTCCGCGATTCAGTACCTCGACCACGGGATGGCGTATTCAAAAGGGCGATTGGCTCCCGACCTGTCAGGAATTGCCTCGGCGGCTTTTGAAAATTACGTCCTTGTCAGCGTGCCGTACACTGACATTTACAACAGGCATACCTGGTGCCGAGACGAAAGCACGCGATCCTGGAATTCTTACTGGACGGGAATTCGTCCAGTCGAGTGGGTGGTTGGGGAAATTGACGGCGCGCCGAAGATATTCTGCGCGTCCGTCGATGAAGACGGAACTAACCGGGTGTGGGAGGGCTTTCGTCCCGCCCGGCTGGACAACGGAGTTCCGATTACCTGGACGTTCGAAACGAGGGCTTACACAAGCGGGCAACTTGCTCCGAAGCAGTTCCGCTACGCAGACCTCTATTTGTCCGAGTTATCGGACGTTGTCGACCTTAAGGTCGGCTGGGCCGGGTCAGCCCGAGGGCGATTCAAGGAAGTGATGACCAAGCGAATCCGGGCTCTACGTGGGAGTATCGGGAACCGAAGTGTGCGTTTCGATCAGAACGAGTTCGCTTTGAAAAAGCAAACACGCTTAACGCGGACCACAGATCAAAAAGGGAGCTCGCCAGATGAGTTTACGAGTTGCGGTGTGGAGTCCGACCGGGAGGAGTGGATCGATACCGGTTTCCGCCTTTGCGTCATGGTCAACGGACCGGGCTCCGTCCGAGCCGTGAAAATGTTCTTCGGCCCCGAGGTGGAAAAGCCCGCAGGCAAGTGCGAGGAGGACGAAGAAAACGAGAGGGCGTCGAGGTTCGACGGAGCAGACGCGGCCGGAGACGTGGAGGAAGTCCTCGATATTTTACAGGAAATAGATGCCGTCTTTACTGGTAATGATTCTGTGTCACTTAGCAGCGGAGATGTTTCGGTCGTTGGGAGCGGGACTGCGGAAAGTAAAATCTCCCAGGCGTGCGCGGACAAGTTAGCCACGGCGGTTGCTACCATGCGCGCGCAAAAACAGTTAGAGGAGTCGGCGGTGCCGTTCCTCGGAGGATTTAACGCCAACTAATGAGTTTGAGCTTTACACAGCCGATTACCGCTTGCCAGGGATGCGATGACGCCTACGTCGCCTACGGACCTATTACCGGCGTCGACAGCATCACTTCCAGCAGCGGGGGGGACGAGGTTTCGGACACGGGAGACGACACCACGAACTGCGCGTCATTGCAGTTTGTTCCTGCTCGGACGATCAATTACACTCCGTCAACTTTTACCACGGAACTCACCAAGCGTTACCGGATTTTCGTTCGCGACCTGAAAGAGGGCGGAGTCCCGGCTGGGTGCAAGTGGGTCGATAGTGAAGATTTCAACGACGCAACGCTCGCGGCTTTTCATTTAGAACAAAGTCCAGTTGCAGCCTGGGGAATTGATATTCCCTTGGACGAGGGCGTAACGCACTCCGACCTCGGGGTAAGTCCTTCGATGGAAAAAGGAGCGACATGTCCGCTCCCCAACGCTTGCTACGAAATCCTCGCGGTCGAGACCCCCGTCACCTACGAGGCCGGAAGCCCAACCGGAGTAACCGGGCCGCAGGCTTCGAAGTTGAAGAAAATCAACCTCGCAGAGTTCACTGGAGTTTATGACGGCGTCCTCCGCGGCGTGGAATACAACCTCCGCGGCGGGGACCATGACGAGTCAGACGTAATCGGCGCAATCTTTACCCGGCTTTCGGGTGGAAACCTGGCCGATCTGAGCGCCTCTTACCCAGGCGTTAACGGCGCGCCCTATCGCGTAATCATAAGAGCCCGAAAGCCGGACGATTCAATCCGCATCAACAAAGTCGTTACGCTCTACGCCCATAATGTAGAAGTGGAATTCCGCTCTCCAATCGTATACGGAGAGAGCGGCGCAATCCGCATGTTCGGTGAGCAGCCGGAGGTAACGCGCGGCGAGTTCGAAGGCGAGCCTAAGCTTAAGGCCAAGCTGGCAGAAGACGCCGAGTCCGGCGACGATTTCATCATCCTCTCCGACAACCCGGAAAACATGCAGGCGTCCGACTTCCTCGTCGGGGATGTCGTCACGCTCCGGGGACAAAACGATCTTTTCGGAAAAGCGCTTACCAAACAGGTCTTGCACGTTGAATCAATCAACGTCGGCTTAAACAAGTTGACTTTTGCGGAAGAACTGGAATTCGATTTTCTCGTAACCTACCCCGGCTCGGACTGGGTTCCTGATCTTACCACTGGCACAACCGTAGCCCTGGCCGCTTACGCCGCTTTTCAGGCAGACGTTTCTCCAGGGGACATGCTCGTGGCGGTAGACGCAACGCAACTGCTGTCGAGCGGGATTGCGGTGGGGGACGTAGTTTTGGTTTCGACCAACGAAACGGAGAACGCCATCAACTCCAATGCCCATACGGGTGGCGGGTCTCCTTACAAGAATACCGCGCGTCTGGAGATTAAAAAAATCGTCGCCAAGGGCTTGGCCACAGTCACTTTCGATAGCCCGCTCGTGGACTCTTACAGCACAGCAACTTTCGGTGGAATAACCCTCCTCTCCCCAATCACAGGGTCGTCCTTTAAGGGAATCCGCGCCTCCTACGCCGAGGAGCAGTTAAGCCGGAACACGCACGGCATCCAGATTGGCTACGGGTATAAGTGCCGTATTGAGGATTGCGAGGTCGACGGCAGCGGGGGCGGGAAAGGAAATGGCATCCGGGTTTCTCATTGCCTGGAGTGCGAAGTGGTCGACAGTCGGGTCAGCAACGCAGCTTTTATCGGGAGCGGCGAGGGCTACGGATTCTCGGCCTACACCTGTGACCGAAATAGATTCATCAACTGTCGAGCAGAGGGCTGCCGGCATAATTTCCTTTGCCAAAAGGCCAACCACACCCTGTTCACGCACTGCACCAGTGTAAACGATGGAATCTCGGGCTTCGACGTTCACGGAGTCAACAGCATAAACACCCATTTCGTTGGGTGCCAGGGATACGGCGGGCCTCTTCTGGCCGATGACGCCACCCACAAGAGTATTTTCCGAGTCGGCAATACCTCACATGCGGTGGGTGATTTCGGGACAGTGATCGAAAACTGTTTCGTATCACAAGCGAAGCTTCTAGGTGACATCGCCAGTTACGCAGCCATTGAGATTTTCGGGGCCAGTGAGGACATATCCATGCGGGGGTGCGCCATCCTTGACTGCGATACGGGAATCCGAGCCGGCTACGACAACTTCGCCGATACGGAAGCGGACAACATCGCAAACGTTATCCTGCGGAACAATTCCTGGATTCGCGTCGACACGCTCTCGGATATAAACGACGCAGTGGGGGAGAGCACTACCGACTTGGATGACGGAGGGCTTAAAAGGGTCAGCGGGATTCTAACACCCGGCACGACTACCGGCACGCAGATTCCCTTTAACAACTCGACGCCCACGCCTACGGGTTTGCAAGTCGTATCCACGAGTTACACCACGAAGGCCCCCAACCGGACAGTCAAGGTTACGCTGGTGGTGCCCCATGTGGCCACTGGAACAGCGACGAACATAATCGCACAGTTGTTCGCTGACTCTACCTGTATCGGAGTAAGCGTAACAAGAATTCCAACTACGGGAGCAACGTCCGGCACCCAGATTGTTTGTGTCGGCACCTTTATTGGCAGTGGATCATCGCAGACCATTCAGGCTCGGGTTGGTCCCCGTGATGCTGCAACTTTAACCTTCAGGAGTCATTTTAACGGATTTGACCAGCCGTTTCTTATCATTGAGGAAGCCGACTAACTATGTCAGTTCACAACACATCTTTTTACCTCCAAGGCGCGCCGATTGCGGGAGACTTCGTAGGCACTCCGCAGGAATTTTTCGAGGAGATACTATCACATACGAAGATTGTGTCGCCTTTTCCTTTCGCGACGTTCGTAACCGGCAGCGTCAAGCCCTCGTCAAACTCGGGTCCGTGGCTTAAGAACGGAACGCAATGGTGGGTCTGGTCGGACGAAGCGGCGGACTACATCCCGCTGGACCTCTCAGCGAGCGAAAGTGACGTTTTTTGGTTCCAGGAGGACGAGCCGGAGACCTTCAGCCCGCCTCTATGGTTCCAGCACGTCGACGGCAAATTCGCAAATGCTTACGTCGCTATAAGCAGCGCGTGGGTGCCCATGCACATTACCAGCGGGGAGACGGAAGACCGTCCGACCTCGCCCTACGATTTCCAGCGTTTTTACGATGAAGACATTGAAGCGGAAATTTGGTGGGAGCGAGGGGACTGGCGCACAACGTCAGGCGTCCGCGGGGATGTCAAGTTCGTTACGTGGAGCACTGCCGAGGAAGCCCTGGAAAGAAATCCGGGATGGGAAGTCCTCGGTACGGGGGAGAGTGTAAATAGTTCATGGCGGGGCCGCATCATAGGCCAGGCCACGATGAACTCGGGATCGAATCCCGCTAGCGATTATTCCGTCACTGGCGCTGTTACAAAACATGCGCAGGGCGAGATGATCGGCTCTGAGACCGTCACACTCAGCATCGACGAGATCCCCGAGCACAGTCACACGATTAAAGGTTTCGGCTACGACGCCGGGGCCGGCGCGGGTAAGAAAGTTTTGGTGGACGACGATCATTTGGGGAGCCCCACCAACCAGGACGCTACCGCATGTATCGCAGTCGGCGGAGACGAAGCGCATGAGAACACCCAGCCCACTTTATTTCTGTGGACCATCAGGAAAACATAGAAATCTTAAAACTAAGGCCCGAAGACCTGTGGAGAATCAAACCGCTAATCGAGGAAATGTTTCAGGAAACAACCCTTCCTGGCCGGTTCAATCCGGTGGGATGGGAGAAACGAATATCCCCGACCCTCGCGAGCGGCCTTTGTCTTTTGGCATGGAAAAGTGGTCCGGTGGGTTTCCTACTGGCAACTCGCTATGTGGACCCTATGACGGGAGAGCGCCGAGCGCTTTTGTCCAATGCGTTCGTGTCTCCCCGGCACCGGTCAGGGGCCAGGATTGGCTCAAAATTAGTGAAGGATTTTGAAGAATGGGCGCAGGGAGATCGTCTAATTGCGGACTGCCTAGATCCACGTATCGCACGCTGGATGCAGTTCCAAGGATACCGTCCCCTAAGCACAGTAGTTACCAAATGATCGTTGATAAAGACCTCCAGTTAAAACTTATTACGATTGCGCTGCTGGCTCGCCAATACGAGCGGCAGCTACAAACACAGAAACGATACCGGGACAAAAACCGAGAAAAGCGGAATGCCTATTGCCGGCAATACCGGCTGGAAAATAAAGAAGACACGCGGGCATACAACAAGCAATGGTATGCGGAAAACCGGGAACTTGCTTGTGCGTTGAGCCGCGATTGGGCGAAGAGAAACTTGTCCCGGCTACGCGCGAACTACCATAAGCGTAAGGAAGACCCGCAGTTCAACATTGCCCGAGTTTGCCGGAACCGACTCATATGTGCTCTGAAGCGCAGGAAGCTTGAGAAAACCACTAGGACAGGGGAACTCATTGGGTGTTCCTCTGAGGAACTACGCGCGCACATCGAGAAACAATTTACTCCCGAAATGAATTGGGAGACCCACGGAACTTTTTGGGTGGTAGATCATATCGTGCCAATTTGCGATTTTGATCTGACGGATTTAAAGCAGCAAAAACAAGCGTTCCATTTTTCCAATCTTCAGCCTTTGCTGGCTGACGACAACCAAAGAAAAGGTTGTAAATCTATGGATGAGTGGAAGGCGTTAGCAGAATAAATTTATGGGAGTATTAGCAGGTCTCGGAACACCGATCTTGATGGACGATGCCCAGGGCTCGGCCGCAAGAACGCTGAAAGAAGCCCTAAAGGCTTTGCAGTACATTGACGTACGCACGTACAAAGACAAAGCGTTGTCGAATGACCGTGCGCAATACGCCAACTGGTTAAAGATTCTTCAGGATGTCGCCCCCGATCTGTTCAAAATTCGGGAGCAGAGCAACCAGCTTTTCCTCGACACTCTTGAGCCGGGCCAGAAGGCTGACATCCTCGGGGAAAAGCTTTTCGAAGAGGCGCGCGGCGGTGTTCCGCAGGATCTCCAGAAGGTCAACCCGATCATCGACCAGCTTATCGGTCGGTCGAAGGAGGTTCTCGATCTCGGCGGGAATATTTCCCCCGAGATGCAGAATCAACTCCTGTCTGCGGGCTTGGCGCAGGGAGCACAGTCCGGCACAGGAATAGATCGTCAAGGTCCGACCGGGAATTATCTCGCAAAGCTCCTCGGGACAACCTCTGAGGCATTGCGTTCCTCGCGCGGTGCGGAGGCGTCGGGACTCGCACAGGACGCCCAAAGCCTGCAATCTGGCGTAGACGTTCTCCGCAATAATCGCCTGAGTATTCTCGGGGGGTTGACGAACACCTTCAACGCCATTAATCAGTCGAAGGCGAACCTCGCGGGTGCCGGGCAGCAATACGTCTTGAATAACGCTCCTAAAGCCGGTCTTGGTGGAAGCGATGTCCTCAACATAATGGAGGCGAATCGCAACCAGAAGAACCAGGCCAACATGAATATCGCCGGCATCAACGCGCAGCGTGATATTCAAACGGGCGAGATGTGGAGCCAACTTCTGACCAACTCTCTAAACGCTGCCGGTATTCTAGCGGGAGGCGTAATGGGCGGTATGGGGGTGGGTGCCGCAGGTGCGGGGGCTGGGGCGGGGGGCGCAGGCGGGGCTACTGGAGCTGCTGGAGCCGGGGGTGCGGGTGGAATGGGCGGATTCAGCCAATTCATGGGGGGCGGTATGGGCGGTGCAGCGGGCGGGGGCGCAGCCGCGTCAGCACAAGGCTTCAACTGGGGTCCGCTTTTGCAAGGACTGTTTACCGGCAGTCCGACGTATACCTCGCAACAACCGCTGTACTTACCGCCGAGGACTCGATAACTATGCCTTTAAACTTCCAACCTTCCACGCCAGTCCCGATGATTAACATTCCGGGACTGAGCCCTTCTTACCTTCAGGCGCAGCAAGTCCAGGCGCAGAAACTCGCACAGGAGCGAAGCATCGCGGCCGACCAACAAGCTCAGGTCGCGAATCATCTCCAGAGTCTTCAAATCCAGAAGATGCGGGAAGACTCGGACGCTCCGCTAAGAGATCACCGGGTCGCCGCACTTAAGCGACAAGCGGATGCTGCCGCCGCCCTAGACGCAGTAACAGGTGGAGATCCACTGGGCAAAGCGGCTGCTTTGGATTTTACTAAGATGTTCGGGGAAATCCCGCCCATCGACCCCACGACTGGAAAAATAGATTACACAAATATGTCGATTCGGGCGAAGGAAATAAGGGACGCCTCCAATCAGGACAGGCTGCTGGAAACCTACACGGAGGACGTGGTCGGGCCAGACGGAAAAGTATCCGTGGTTCACAAAACCAGAAACAGGAAAACTGGCGAAGTTGTTTCACAAACGACGCCGGGATTCAACGCAGCTAAATCGGCATACGCAGACAAGGCCAACGCTGAAGCCGCAGAATCGAAAGCCAAAGCGGGGGCTGCACAAGCCAATCTCCAATCTGAAAGCTCGACCGTATTAAACAAGATCCGAGAGGCGCGGGAAAAGATTACAGCAGGCAACGCAGACGGTCTTCCGGTCACGGGATGGGGTGGGTGGCTGCGGGTTTTCCCTGGCGACGCACAAGACCTCGATACCGCACTAGATACTATTCGAAGCCGCGTTGGGTTTACGGAGTTGCAGAAACTAAGGGCTGCATCTCCCACGGGCGGAGCCTTGGGTCAGGTGTCAGAACGCGAGTTAACCTTTCTCCAGTCCGTTATCGGAAGTTTGAAGCAGACGCAGTCGGAAGCATCGCTTCGCAACAATCTGGACCTGGTGGAAAAAGCCTACATGGATGTTATTCACCGCGGTATCAAAGACCCGGACAAGTGGTTGAAGGAAAATGGATTTGGTGGTGGGGCTGCGGCCCCCGCCGCACCCGCAGCAGGATCTTCTCCGTCAGGTTTTTCTTCCGAGGGCCTCGTCTATGACCGGGAAACCAATCAGCACGGCAAGCGACAACAGGACGGAACCGTTGCTCCGGTGTCTCCCGAGGAGGAGAAATTCTGGCAACAAAAACGCCAATCGCTAACGCCTTCACAACCTGTGCAACCTGCCGCTCCAGCCCCGCCCGCAGTGCAGCCGCCCGCGCAGATACCATCTATCGCCCCAATGGACGCCCCCTTTGTCCCAGGGCAGCAATTCAAGCCCAGCGATCTAACAATCCGGGCTTTACGCCGCTAACTAATGCCCTGGGAAGAAGTAAATTACGCGCCGAAAGGTTCGGAAAAGTGGGAGCCTGTTGATTATGGGACGCCCAAGACCGCGCCCAAATGGGCGGACGTAAAACACTACGACACCGACAAGCTCACCAAGGAAATTGACGAGGGCAGCTTTTCAGTACCGAGGTATATTTCCGACTACAAGAAGCAGAGCGGTCAAGAGCTCTCCCCAGAAGAAATCAACTCCCTGCTCCCCGCCTACAAGCATGAGGCGAACAAACCGATGCTATCGGGCAAGGTTCTCAAGGACGCAGCGGAAGGCATTCCTGCTGCAATCGGGAGCATGGTTCGCGGGGTAAAAGGCTTCGCTGGTAATGCCAAGGATGCCTACACTTCTAACGACCCCGACATAAAACAACGAGCGAATGCAGAGAACAACGCTGCCGTGGAGTTGGCGATTACTGATACGGCTGGACTAGCCCCCTCCGCAGTTCGAAATTTTCGTGAAAACCCGCTGGGAATCCGTCGCCTCGTTACTGGGAAGACCGGTGTTGACAAGATGTCGGATGAAGAGTTGCGAAACAGGTTATTCGACGATGTCGCAAGACTTGAGCAACGCGAAAAAATCAAACATGGTGAAGGGGAAGGTCTCGTAGGGGACCGAAAAGGGAAGTTGGATGTTCGCCCCGACGTGGTCGAAGACAGTTCCTTTCCTGCCGACCCTTTCAACTTCGTGCCGGCTGCGGCCGCGCTTAAAATCGCGAAGGGCACCAAGGCCGCAGCCCTGGCCGGAAAAGCCATCGCAAAGACTGCCGCCATCGCAGCGCCCATCGCACAGGGCAGCGCGCGCATCGGCGGGAAGGTTTTGCGCCGTGTGGCTGGACCGGCTGCGACGGTTACTGCCGGACTGGCGCACAGTGCTGCCGCAGGTGCGGGGGTGTACGTCGGAACCAAGCTTACGGGATACGCACTTCCGGCCATCGAAAAAGCCTCCGAGGTCGTCGCCAAGAACATTTTACTTCCCGCCACCAAAGGGGCCGCGGCCGGTCTCGCTGGTGCCATTCCGCTCGCAGCCATGGCACCCGACGAGGAGACCGCTTCCGGTATTCTCTCCGGCTCAATGGGCGGTGGAGCACTCCTCGGTGTCGCAGGGCACGGAAAGCACTATCTCACAACCGAACTACCAGGGCGCTTTGCTGAGGATGTGCAACGCGCTGTCCGGGACAAGGTTCCTGACTCTCCCGCCTACGGTGTCGACAAGGCCCTCGACGATCAGCACAGTGCGACCCTTAGACAGCTCAAGGGAAAGGACCCCGCAGCAGCTAATCTTTTCAATGTCCTACGGGAGGCCTTCCGCACCGTGGAAGTCGCGCCAGGGGAGAACGTCAACCTCGAAGCCTACCTTGTCCCCAAGGTGCAGGGTGGGAATGCTGGCGTTATCAACCGCACACCGCGCGTCAACGCAGACGGGAGTATTACCTACGTCCTCCAAGTCGCACAGACGGGTACAGCCCTGCTACACGAGCCGGGGCATTTCCTCCAAGAAATCCAGAAACTTACCGGCAACGACGCCGCCTGGACGGCTGCACTCTCGAAAGCGTTCACGCCCGAGCAGCGCGCGAGGTTCGCGGAGCAGTATTCCAAACTGGAGCCGCAAGGCACGCTTCTAAATGCGGACGGCACGCCCAACGACGCGCGAGTCCTTGACGAAATCGGCGCTGAAATCTGGAGCAATATTCTCCGGGGCAACGGGCTTCAGGGCCTCGCACCCGAGCTTTCCAAGCGCATAAAAACCACCCTCGGCGGGCTTCTGGAAAAATCTCATATCTACCGACCGCAGGTGAGCGAAGGCGGGGTGCCGAAAGATTACACGCCCACACAACCGCTGCCGCAGGGTAGAACGCCTCTAGGCGTAGGACACAGCTTCGAGGCGCAGAAGGTCGGCCAGAAATTTCTTAACGAGCAAGGCTTGCTCGGGAGTGCGGAGCCGCGGGATACTCCGACCGCTCCAACGCCCGCCGTCCCCGCTGCGCCTACGCCGCCCGCGAACACAGGACAAGGGCCTGTCACGCCCCCGCCCCTT